CATTATGATAATAATCTTTTACTCCGTGAAAGCCAATCTTTACTAAATTATTGCCGTCCACTAATAGGGTTTTAACCACTTGTTTTGTTTGTATTCGTTACTAATCTTTTTCTTCTACTTCTTTCAAGTCAAAATCACCATCTGTTCCGATAATGTTTTTCCAATATTCAGAATATTCTTTTTTGTACTTCTCAATTGAAGCTTTTTCTTCTGAAGTTTCTTTTCCCGCCAAAAATCCATGAGGGGTTACAATAATCTTACCATCCTCATAACCAAGTCCATTGATATGATTTTTCATTACGGAGATTTTAGTTCTTACCGCAAATTTGATAGTTCTCTTATCTTTAGTTGCCGTAATCTTTGTTGTTCCTGCACCTTTTTCATTTCCAAAACGGAAAACTAATGAAGAGTTCAACCAAATTGCTTCACCACCTTTAGCTTTAATTTTAGGTTGTCCAAATGGATTATCCGGAAGTTCAACCCACGGTTGGTTAACAATAACCAAAGTATTCTCATATTTAGAATCCGCTTTACGACTTCCTGATATTCTTTGATTAATACCCATACCTATTTTGTCAGCTAAAGCCGCTGCGTTATGTTGTTTACCTCCTTTACCTTCGTAAGTCATTTTACAAGGAACTGAACCAACAGAATCCCATAAAAATAATAAACTATAATCTAATTCACCTTTCTCTTGAGCATCTAATAAAGAGTTAATGTAGTCAGTAATTTGTTCAATATAATCAAAGTTATTATTGAAGATATAAAACCCATCCCACTCTAATTCACCTGTTTCTTCATCAACCATTTCTTCACATTCAAAACCCATAAGTTTTGCGTGTTCAAATGACCATTTTTGTTCGGTGATAATGAATACCGGTAATATTTGTTTTTTCTGAGCATCAACCGCACATTTTACTAAAGCAGTCGTCTTACCAGTGTCTGAGTGACCTAAGAACATATTTAAATGCCCTATTGCTGGTCCCGGAATACCAACCGCATCCAAAAAGTCAGGACCTAAGTCAAAAAACCTTTGTGGTTTGTATTTTGCAGATGTAGAAAATTTATCCTTAATGGACTTAAAATCGTGTTTTTTAATTGCCATATATCTAATTAATTTAATTTTTTTAGTTTTTTAGACAACTTGGACACCGAGTATGTCTCAGTGTCCAAGTTATATGTCCAAGTGTTTTTGATTAGAATGGCATATCCTCATCCCCTTCGGCATCCGCTTGTGGGTCAATAGGTGCCGATGGTTTAGAACCACCAAATGAAGTTTCATCTTCGTCTGAATTACCATAATCGTAACCACCTTTATCAGAATTCCATTTTGGAGTTTCACCTCTTGCGATAGCTTCTAAATACTCAACCGGTTTTTTAGAGTAAACATCTTCCCAAGTTAACTCATCGTTAACCCATCCGTCAGCAGTTGCTTTATCCTCATGAACAGGAGCTGCATCGTCATACATAACCGTTTGAATTACTGTGTAAAAAGCACCTTTTGGAGTTTTTGCTTTAGTCAATTCTAAAATGATATCTCTACCTGTTAAAGGGTCTGTGATATCACCTTTATTTCTCCAAATTGGGATAATTTTGTCTAAAATACCCTCGTTTTTGTAGTTATGTTTAAATCTCCAAAATTTAACACCATCCGCCTCGTTATCTCTATCAATAACTTTCACAATGTAAAATTTACGTGATAAGTACTGTTTAGCTAACTCTTTGTCAGATTCTTTTCCGGTTGAACGAAGTTCTTCGTAAACCTCATTTAAAGGTGAACGTTCGTTGTCGTTTTTTCCCGGGTCATAAAATTTTTGGAATTTTCCATCTACTTGAATCTCGTGATACCAAACTTCTTTAAATGGTGTAGAACCATCTTTAGTTGGTAAGATTCTTAATCTTCGTTGCCCTTGAGTTTCCTTGTCTTGAAGGATTGCCGCGAAGTATTTTTTCATTCTTTCTTCTTGTGTGAATTTTGAGGTGTTAGAAGAACCACCTTGTTTTGATTGCTCGTATTGAGCCAAAACTGCGTCTAATGAATTTGTCGCCATAGTGTTTAAAATATTTAAAGGTTTATAAAAGTATAAGTGTCAGCCGTGTGTTTGTCAAATTGTTTTGTAAAAAAAACGGTCCGAAGACCGTTAAAATTATCTTACTTGTCTAAATGGATTTACTTCGTCTTCAAAATTTCTGAAGGTTTTTTTAATCTCATTTGGGGAATAATCTTCAACTTCGTCTTGAGTTAAAATATATTCATTTTTTCCTGTTTTTTCCATATCCTCCTCTTTATCATCAAAAAATTGACTTAATTTTTGATTGAAAGGTCCTGAATCTAGTGTTCTTAATTCTAATCTTTCTTGAGGTGTTTTTTCTCTGTATTTTTCAACTTTAGATTCTAAATCATTTAATTTAGTCATAATACCATCCATTTCACCTAATTTAGTTTCTAAATTATCTAAATGTTGGAATAGGTTACTAAAGTATTCTTCTTGTTTTTCTTCAACTTTTTTCTGCGATTTTACTAAATCAGTAATATCCATTTCCTCAGTTTTTGATTCTGATTTTGTATCATCAATTTTTTCTACATCCGGGTCAGTCGCAACATCAACCGGTTGAGGTCCTGCCGGAGCCGGTGGTACTGTCGCAGCATTTGGGTCTGCCGGTGGAGCCGTTTCAGGGGCTAATCCTGCATCAGGAGCCGGAGCGGCATTTGGGTCAACTTCACCTGGTGGTGGAGGTAACGTAGCATCTTGTTCAACAATATATTGATTGATAGAATTATATCTAGCAATTTCTTCTAAAATTTGATTGTCTATTTTTTTCATGTTATTAACCGTTTAATAGTTGTTTTACACCTGTTAAAGTTTCAACTTGAATTCTCTTATTTTTGTTTAATGTGTTATCCACTCTTTCAATTAAACCATCTTTCATTCTGATAGTATAACAATCACCTGTGTCTAAATCACATACTTGTTTAGAACCATCTCCCAAATCTTTTTCGGTACTTCTGGTATTTTTACCTAAATAGTTGTCTAATATTAATTTTGTGTCCATAATCTTTTATTTATAAATATCTTTTATTTTGAAAAAACTTAATTTAACATGTTGTCCCGTTTTTTGAACACGGTTTTCCGTCCCAAATAATTTGTGTCCCAGTATAAGGTTCACTATAACAATTACAACAAATATCATTTTTAATAGAATCCCACGTACCTACATCAATTATTTGACGATATTTAAAATCCTCATCAGGACAATCTATTGGTGAAAGAACTCTCGTGAATGCGTAACTAATATTTGGAAAAGCGTTCGCTTTAACTATAAAAGTAATTCTATACGTCTCATCATTTCTAGCCGCCTCTAAAAGTTCAATAACTTTAGGTGATGAAACAAATGAACCCACATTTTTATTTGTTGTTGGTTTTATTGTAAAACTACAAATTTCAATTTTATCCATACCACCCAAAATATATAATTTAGCAGGATAATCTTGGGTTAATAATTCACCTTCATAGTAAAGAACAAAATTACCTGTAAGAAGACCATTACTATACTGAAGATTTTGCATACTAGCCGTACTAAACGCTTTAGCATTTTCAAAAATCCCAGCATCCGTATTAGCCTTTGGAGGTGTACTAGGTGGTAAACTACCACTTTGATTTCCACTACCAGTTTTAAATAGGTCAATTGATTGTTGAACACTAGTTTCCATCTGACTTACTTGACTCGGATTATCTTGGACCAATTTGTTATATACATCAATATTTTTTTGATTTGCTGAGAAATATAATGTATAAAATTTAACAATCTCTTTTGCGGTTATATCAGGTAATAAACTAATTTTACCACTAAATCTTGCAATTAAAAACTCAACATGCTTAGACAAATCTGAAAAAATTGCGTATGGTACATCAGTTGAACTACAATAAAATTGTTGATTAAAATAAGAGAGACCTGTTTGACCCCAATTTTGTAATAAATTAACACCTGAATAATTGCTTTCTTTTGTCTCCAATTCAGTTCCATTTGATGACCCTAAATAAATTGTTGCAAACACTAAATATCTTAATTTTTGGTCAGAGGTTTGAGTAATAATTGTACTAATAGCGTCTTTATATTTAGATTTAGTTGTTGTTGAGTCAACTTTACTATATTTTTCATAATTACTTACTGGTTTACATTCTGAAGAATTTTTTGAAGTAGTCGCGTCTTTCTTTGTTGCTTCTTTAACAGCATCATTAGTTTCACTAATAACATTGTCCCCTTTTGTAGCACTTTCTTTTATCACCTCTTGTTTGTCTTGTTTATTTTTTTCAATAATTGAAGTCAATAAATTAGTTTTTAACGTTTGAATGTAACTATCTATTTCAGGTAAGTTTGATACCGCTTGTCTTATTCCTTTGAAAACCGTTTCAAATGTTCCCGGCCCAATACTATGATTCACTTCTTGTATCATATAAGCACCACTGAACATAGGAACGTGTCTTAAATTGAAGTACATAGTTGGTTGAATCATCGCATTACCCATCATAGAAACAGTACAAGCATAACTTCTATTTTTATATAAATTATATAATGAAATATTTTGTGTACCAGCAACTTTACCTGAAGATTGTTTAACTAACTCATCAGTTTGTTGTAAAGATTCTGCGGTAGCTTGTCCCGCACTTTGGTCTATTTGGAATCCATGGAAAATTGATTGACTTTGTGGTCCAACATCAACATTAAACCCAACAACTTTATTTGATTTATCCCAATCGGTTTTACCGATTTGGTCTTCAATTAATGGATTATCACTTGCTCGTCTTAAATCAAAAGAGTCACCTTTAAATCTTACATTAGCATTGTTTTGAAAATCAGGTTGTTCACTTGGTTTACCCGCATAAAAACACACCATTTTTGCTGAAGAATTTCTATAATCAACATTTAAAAACGTACCAAACATCGTGTTCGCAAAATCAAGAGACCCCTCTGGTTTTGGAACAGGATTTTTAACAGCATCTTGTACATTATAAAAGTTAACATATGAAGGTATGTTCATAACAACAAAATTATTTTCAACTAAAATTGTTTGAACAAAAGTCAACATACTTGTTTTAGGGTTTATATCTTTTAATCTAAATTTTAATTTATTAACATCAACTAATACTTTATCCCCAATGTTTCTGTTCGCTCTATCCATTAATAAAACATCTTCAAAAAGTGTTTTAGTTTTAAAGTCATTACCTGATATCCATTTATCGTTTAACGCTTTAAACGCCTCCCAATATTCTAATTTTGTTTGAGGACCTTCTAATGCCGTCGCAAGTGCAGTATCTGGTGTACTACCAACATCCGGTAATTGTTTTTGTAATTTAGGCATTAATTTATTAATAATAATACTTTGGAATTTATCCGTACTTGCAATATAATCATTCATTAAATTAACAAACTTATTATAATTCAGAGTATCATCATTTAATTTTTGAGTCGCATAAATTTTAATAATAGGTGCGAATGTTTTTATATTTTCAACACTAAAATCTATATTACAATCAACAAAAAAATCTGTAATGTATGAACCATCATTTGTATATTGTAATTGAGGTATCTCCGAAAAACCAACATATAATTGTAACGCTCTCCATTCATTTGGGTAATTTGTAATTGATTGTGATAATGTTACCGTACCCCCTGATGTTGGTAATGGAATTGGTGTTTGGAACGAATATTTACTCCAAGTATATGGGTCAGCAATTAACGCATTTGAAAAAGTATAAAATAATCTTTTATCAAAGTTTGCCGGATTACCATATTTGAACACAACGTCATAATTTAAAAATGACTGTAAAATATTAGTTAAAACGTTCAACTGCGAATCCGAAACCGCAGAAACTAATTCTGTATTAATGTTTGTCCCCCCCACTTTTGGAATCCTCATCAAACTTCTCATTAACATTTGAAAGTTTTTAAACGATTTAGTTGTTTCGCTATCACTATTTGAAATAAACTCATCATCAAAATCATATATTGATTTTGAAAAATTTAAAAATTCTGTTTCAAAACTATCTAAAACCTCTGTTTCAAATACTGAGAATATTTCACTTATTTCAGTGTATTGGTCTTGTTTACCGTTAATTGAGAAATTCTCTTGTTTGGTATCACCTGTAATGTTGAATACTTGTTTTAAGTATTTTATTGGTGTTGGTTTAACAACTTTATCTATATCAAAATACCCATAGTTAGGTGCTGACCAAAACATTCTAACCGAACCATTATACATTGCGGTATTACCGGTAATCTCATATTTTAGTTGATTAGTTTCTTCAGTAATACATTCATTACTTGTTTGATTTATTAACGCACCTTGAGATGGGACAATAAATGAAGAAGTTTGGTCCAATGTTGTAATATAAACTGACCAAGGAATAACTCTTAAATCTCTTTTTGGATTATTTGGGTCAAACCCTTCAGGCATATTAATAATTGCTTCAGGTACGTAATTTAATGTAACCCCTGAAGTAAATCCATTTTGAATATCTGTATCGGT